TTGCTAAAAACCAAAAAACAGGACAAACTGGATTTGCAAAAGATTTAGCGGCCATGTCTGAGCACAGGCCAAGTCTTTACAGCAACACCATGCGCATTATTTCTGAAGGACAATGACACCATGAGCAAGCACACCAACCCGGCCGACAAGGTGGAGCGATGGGACATCAACCGGCTGATCCCATACGCCAGGAACTCGAGGACGCACAGCGATGCCCAAGTTGCCCAGATAGCGGCCAGCATTCGCGAATGGGGCTGGACGACGCCGATACTGGTAGATGAAGCTGGCAGTATCATTGCCGGCCACGGCCGGCTACAGGCCGCTAGGCTGCTTAAAATGACCGAGGTGCCGGTGGTTATAGCCTCCGGCTGGTCTCAGGCCCAGAAGCGTGCCTACGTCATCGCGGACAACAAGCTGGCGCTGAACGCTGGCTGGGACAACGAGTTGCTGGCGCTGGAGTTGGCTGAACTCGATGGCCTGGGCTTTGACGTTGAGCTGACGGGATTCAGCGACGAGGAAATCAAAGACCTGATGCCGGTCGAAGTGACTGAAGGGCTGACCGATGCCGATGATGCGCCGGCAGTGCAGGAAAATCCGGTCACGGTGCCGGGTGACGTCTGGGTCATGGGCAAGCACCGGCTGCTGTGCGGCGACTCGACCAGCGTCGATGACCTGGCCAAGCTGACCCAAGGCAGCCTGGTGGATATGTGGCTGACAGACCCGCCTTACAACGTGGCCGTGCAGGGTGGAAACCATGGCGACCCGAACCGAAAGAACGGCCTGAAGATCATGAACGACAAAATGTCGGACGACCAGTTCCGGCAGTTCCTGCGCGATGCCTACACGGCGGCTGACACCGTCATGAAACCCGGCGCGGTCTTCTACATCTGGCACGCGGACAGCGAGGGCTACAACTTTCGTGGCGCGGCCAAGGACGCTGGCTGGACCGTGCGGCAGTGCCTGATCTGGAAGAAGTCCAGCATCGTCATGGGCCGACAGGATTACCAGTGGAAACACGAGCCGTGCCTGTACGGCTGGAAGGACGGCGCTGGCCACCTGTGGGCATCAGATCGCAAGCAAACGACCATCATGGAGTTTGACCGGCCCAGCAGGAATGGCGAGCATCCGACCATGAAGCCGGTGGCGCTGTTCGAGTACCAACTGCTGAACAACACGAAGGGTGGCGATATCGTGCTCGACTCGTTTGGCGGCTCGGGCACGACCCTAATCGCTGCCGAGAAGAACGGCCGTACGGCCATGATCATGGAACTGGACCCACGCTACTGCGACGTCATCGTCAAACGCTGGCAGGACTTCACAGGCCAAAAGGCAGTCCACGCAGAATCAGGCAAAACTTTCGACGAGGTGAGCAATGGCGACCAAGCAGCAGCCTGAAGAAAAATCGGTTCCAAAAAAGCGCGGCGGCGCTCGATACCCGAACGGCGGCGGCCCGCAGCCTGGCGCAGGCAGGCCAGCCTTCGAGCCCACCGACGCCGAGCGCAAGCAGGTCGAGGCGCTTTCCGGCTACGGCCTTCCCATCGAGCAGATCGCCGTCCTGGTGCGCGACGGCATCGACACCGACACACTGCGCAAGCACTTCGCGCAGGAGTTGATCTCGGGCAAGGCCAAGGCCAATGGCCAGGTCGGCAAGACCCTGTTCCAGAAGGTCATGGCCGGCGACACGGCCGCGGCCATCTGGTGGAGCAAGACTCAAATGCGCTGGAAGGAAACCCAGGCGCACGAGATCACGGGCACTGATGGTGCGCCTCTCGGCATCGCCGTCGAGTTCATCAACCTGCCCAAATGACCAAGGCCCGGGTACCACTGCCAGGCTGGTGCCAGGACTTCTTCAAGCCAGCCCGCTACAAGGTGGCCTGGGGCGGGCGGGGATCTGGGAAAAGCTGGGGAATGGCTCGCATGCTGCTGATCAAGGCGGCGCAATCCCGCATTCGCATCCTGTGCGCCCGCGAATTGCAGAACAGCATCCAGGACTCAGTGCATCAGCTTCTGTGCGACCAGATCGCCGCCCTTGGCCTCACAGGGGCATTCACGATCCAGGAATCCAAGATCACCAGCCAGTGCGGCAGCGAGTTCCTGTTCAAAGGCCTTAAAGGCATCAAGAACAATGCCCAGGCCATCAAGTCCCTCGAAGGCATAGACATCTGTTGGATCGAAGAAGGGCAAGCGATATCCCAAGCCTCCTTTGAGACCCTAGTCCCCACAATCCGAAAGCCAGGCTCGGAAATCTGGGTGACGATGAACCCGGACCAGGAATCCGATGCCGTCTATCAACTGGTGCGCAACCCCCCCGATGATTCGGTCATCCGGCGAGTCAACTGGAACGACAACCCATGGTTCGCCGACACCAGCCTGCCCGCCGAGCGCGAGTGGCTTCTATCCACCGACCCCGATGCCTATGCGCACGTTTGGGAAGGCGAGTGCCGCCAGACCAGCGATGCCCAGGTGCTGCGCGGTAAGTTCAGCGTCCAGAACTTCGATCCCGCCGACTGGTGGGACGGCCCGTACCAAGGCGCCGACTGGGGCTTTGCCACCGACCCGACCGCCTTCGTCCGGTGCTGGCTTCACGACCGGCGCCTCTACATTGAGCGCGAGGCGTACCAAGTAGGCTGCGAAATCGACGCCACAGCCGCTTTGTTTGATGCGGCAGTACCTACGGCACCAGGAGCCCGAGAAATCGCAACACGGGCCGATTCTGCGCGTCCTGAGACCATCTCCTACATGCAGCGACATGGCTATCCGCGGCTTCATGCCGTCCAGAAGTGGCCCGGAAGCGTCGAGGACGGCGTGGCGTACTTGCGCTCGATGGAACAGATCATCATCCATCCGCGCTGCCGGCACGCCGCCGAAGAAGCCCGCCTGTGGTCTTACAAGGTGGATAGGCAAAGTGGCGACGTGCTGCCCGAGCTGGTGGACAAGAACAACCACATCTGGGATGCCGTGCGCTACGCCCTGGCCCCCATGATTCGCCAGCGCGACAGTGGAGCCGCCACCGTTAAGATCCAAGGCCTATGACACAGGCCGAAGAACTCGCCCTGCTGGAAAGCCTGTCGGCCGATGTCGAGGCCGAGGTGCTGGCAGCCTATCAGCGGGCGATGGACCTGATGCGTCGCGGCACCGCGCCACGCGATGCCATCACGCGGGTGATGGACAGCTTCACCGGCCAGTACGCCGAGCTGATGGCAGCCGCTTTGTCGGCCGTCCTGCAGCGCAGCATCGGCACCGAGTCTGCCTTGGCCATCAACATTGGACCCGTGTCGCTGTCTCGCAAGCTGTACGCCGAGGCGCAGGACGTCTCCAACGTCGTCCAGGGCATCGTCCAGCGAAACGTCCGTGGCTACCAGGATGCGAAGAAGCTGGCGCTGCAACTGTTCGAGGGCTACGACTTCCGCGGGCCCGAAGCCGAGCCGCTGCAGATCAACCCCGAGAATCCGAAGCTGCCGAAGTACATGCGCGAGATCCTGGACCCGGACCCCGTGCGGCGCAAGATGGCCGCGGCCTTCGCACGGCTGGAGGTGGACAACCTCAGCACGCCGGCCCTGCGCGCGGCCTATAGCGAGCTCCTGGACGCGATAGACAGCATCCAGGGTACCGTGGGCATGGATGAGCTGGAAAAAACGCTCAAAACGGCGTTTTTCGAGCGCGTGCGCTACTTCGCTGAACGCATCGCTAGGACCGAGGCACACCGAGCCTACGCCCAGCGCGAGGCGCAGATCCTGCTGAACGACGAGGACATCGAGTACGTGCAGATCCGGCGCAGCCGCACCAGCAGCGAGCCATGCATCTGCGACCTGATCACCGGCCGCGATCAGTACGGTCTGGGCAAAGGCGTCTACCCTAAGAAGTCGGCACCTAATCCGACGTTTCACCCGTTTTGCAAGTGCATCGTTTCGCCTCGCCTGGATTTAAGCGGACGACAACCAAAGGAAAACCCAGACGCCGATCAGTATTTCCTGAACCGATTATCCGAGCCTATCGCCGCAAAGATAGTTGGATCCAAGGATAAGCTGTCTCGCGTGCTGGCTGGTGAGTCAGCAGTCGGCGTGCATAACGCAAGCTCAAACCCTGTCTATCGCATCGTCAACCTGGAGCAAGCCGCCAATGCCTATTCCGCAACCGGGCCCCGATGAAGGGCGCGACGAATTCATCGCACGCTGCATGGCCGATCCTGTGATGCGCGAGGACTTCAGCAACGCCGGCCAGCGCGCGGCCGTGTGCTTCGAAAAGTGGCGCGAGGAAACCGAGGAATACGACGACTAGGCGCCCTCGAGGAAGCACCTGATCGACATCAGCTTGTAGGTGTCGATCCTGTCCTCGTCCATGATGCTTTCGACGTACCTTCCCTGCAGGGTCTTGAGCTTCTCCAGGATCTTGGCCTCAAGGTCGAACAACGATTCGTAAACCGCCTCCAAGCCTTCGCTGTTGGCCACTGGCACGCCGAAGTAGACGAACGTCTCGGATGACCTGGTGGCATACGGCCGCCCCGGCGTGATCCGAAACGGCACGATGCGGATCATCGGGTAGTCTTCGGGCGACAGATTGGCCTCAAGGCCGATCTTGCACGACGCCACCCCTGGAATAGTGGCAAAGGCGTCTCGAGCCGCTTCAAGCGCCGCGTTCATGCCCGCTCCAGCGGCACATTGAAGATCAGCGTATTGCCCGACTCGTCAGGCGTGGCGCCTCGAGCCTGGGCCAGCATCCCATCGAACTCCTTGCGATAGGCCGCCAGCTTGGCCGTGAACAGATCCTCGGCATCCGCCTGGTTCTCAAGGCAGGCCAGGATGTAGCACTTCAGCACCGCCAGCCGGTTGCGCCATGCCGTGGTGAAGGTGCCCAGCAAGTCCACCTCGGAGAATGCCCGGGCTTCCCGGTCCACCGTGCAGAACTTGGCCAGGTAGGCGTCTTGATAGTTGAGGACTGTCATTGCCGCTGCATCCCTTCGCGCACGATTCGGTCAAACTGGCGCACCGCCTCGGTGGCAGCGCGCAGCAGGTAATTGTCGCCGCGATAGCCCGGATGGTTGACCGCCTTGGCAAAGGCAAACTTGCCCACCGCCGGCCAGCGCAGCGCCTTTTTGTTCTTCGGCAGGATCTTGTGCGGCCGGGTGCCCAGCAGCACAAATGCCGCATAGGGCGCACGGTTGCGATCATGCCCGATCACCCGGCCCTCAGGGATTGCTCGGTTGTACAGCGACTGCCGCAGCGCACCTGTTTTCGTATGGACATCAGCCCCAGCCTCGGCGTTGTCGTAGGCCACCTGGGACAGGTTGTTGATTACGTACTTCTCAAGCCCGACAGGGATGGCCGTCAGGCGATTGATGACGCCCTGAATGTCGCCGATCTGGACGCTGATGGTCATCTCAGTGGCCTAGAAACTTCGTGCCGTACTGGATCAAGGCAAACAACGTAATGGCCAGGCCCCAGACGCCGAGGCCTCGGTTGATCCACATTTCAACCTTGCGGTCGAGCTTGTTGTGCGAGGTTTCGGTCATTGCCACCCGCTGCTCTACACGCCCGATGCGTTCGCCCTGGTTGGCCAGCCTTTCCTCGACCAGCACCAGCTTAGACACTGCATCGGTCAGCTTGTCAACTTTCGCCTCCAGGCGCTTGAAGTCGTCGTCTGTCATTTTTCGCTCAACGGTTGCGTGGTGATGGCCCGCAGCACGACGATGGCAGCGGCGATGACGCTGCCAACGATAGCATGGCCCCAAGGCGGGATGGGGAGTTGCAGCACGAAGCCTTGCAGGACCGACAGCACCGCCAGCGCGATGGCAAACCAGACGGTGCGTGACTTCAGCGCCTGCGCGATCATGCCCAGCCCCTTACCGGAGCCTGCGGGAACACCTGATAGGCCTCCAGCTCCGGCGCTTCGGCGTTGTGGCGAACATTGCAATGCCAGCCGTCCACCGGGGCCATCTCGGGCACTTCGCCTTCGTCGGTGGTGATCATCTCGCCCGTGGGCTTGTAGATGACGCCGATGACATCAATGGCGGCGTAGCGCGGCACCTTGACGGTTTCGACCACATCGCCATCCACGTTGGTCTGCTCGTCGAACAGCACCGCGTCAGCCTCGGCTGCGTCGGTAAATCGGAGCATGAAATCTTGGTACATGGTCATCCTTTCTCACAGTTCAGGCATCCCCGGCCCGGTACATAAAACCGCCAGCCGCAGGTCTCGCAAAGCTCTCCAGAGGTCTGCTTCAGATCAGCCACTTCAGCAGCCAGATCGTCGTAAAACTGCTGCCTGACCCAATCCCCGCCTGCCATCAGCAGATGAGGCGGAGTTTCTGCAACCAGTTGGTTGAATGGGTCGAAGGGGTCGTTCATTTGCGTTTCCTGATCAAGCGCACCAGCGGCATCAACGCCAAGCCGTCTAGTAATCCGCGTAGGAAGTGGGTCATTTTGTGATGGCCTGCAACTCGGCATTGCTCATGCCACGTGGGTACACGGTCACTCTGCGAAGCCACATATTTGCTT